CAGATGCTCAGCGATTTCCACGCCTACGAGACGGTGAAGCCCAGCCGGGTCCGTGACTTCAACGCATACAACGCGGCAATCTTCGGCCAACGCGCGCGAGGCATTGTCGAGAACCACATCGCCATCAAGAACAAATTAGAGTCTGGGGGAGGGTGGCGATTCCCTGAGCTGGTTCTGCCATTGAACGGCGACTTTATGAGCGGCACCATCCACGAATTGGAGCGGCATACCGATGCCCCCAATGTGATCTTGGCGGTTTATGGCACTGCCTACGTATTGGCACAAGCCGTACGCGATCTTGGTGCTCACTATGAGCGCGTTCGCGCCTTTGGCATCCCCGGCAATCATGGCCGCCTGCCCGATGCCCGGCGCATGCAACAGAAAGACCCGCTGCGCAATTGGGATGCCATGATTTACATCTTGGTAAAAGAGATGTTGCGCGATATATCTCACATTGAAATTGCGATACCTGATTCTTACGCTGTGGGATATGAGATCGAGGGCTGGCGCTTTGTGCAAACGCATGGCCACGAAATTAAGAGTTGGAATCAGATTCCATACTACGGCATCAATCGCCAAGTGACCAACCTGAACGCATTGGAGGCATCACGCGGCAAGCCAGTGCATTATTGGTTGTTCTCACACTTCCATTCGATGTCTCAGATGCCCAGTGCGGCGGGCGAGACGTTTATCAATGGGTCGCTGATTGGTCCCAATGAGTTCACGATCAACGCACTCGGCAAGGCCGACAAGCCGATGCAGCTCATGTTTGGTGTTCACCGTGAACACGGCGTGACCCATCGATGGCCGGTCGGCACTGACTCTAAAAACGCTTACGAGGTGGCCCCATGGGACGCACTGTAAAGCGCAAGGCTGCGCTGGCCCCCGTCAACCCAGTGGTCGAGTTGCTGGACCTTGTTTCGCCGCGCGTGACGGAGGATGGCGAAGACCCCAATGTGTTCACCCGTAAGGAGTTGGAAACCGAGTGGAAGATGAAAGAGAAGAAGGTCATCGAAACCCTCCACCAATTGGTGGCGCTGGGCAAAGCCACGCCGGTGATGGCGAAGCGCCAAGGGCTTCATGGGCCTCTCATGGTCAAGGCGTATCGTTTGACCCTGTAGCGGTAAAATCGCCGCAGTAACAACTTAACCAGACCAGTCGTAAAACTTCAGATTGAAGCGGCTGTTATCTGTGCGGAAACGCATCGGATAACAGCCGCTTTTTGTTTTCCCCGGAGGTGGGGCAGAGATGAACTCAGATGAACTTTCAGGGGCCGCAGGCATAGCACTATCGCTGATATGCAGCTATGCGCCCGGCATCAAAGACAAATTCGAGGCGTTAAGCCCAACCGAGAAACGCTTGGTGATGGCGGCGTTGTTGCTGATCGTTGCCTGCGCGGTGTTTCTGGCTGGGTGTCGTGGATGGATGGCAATCACATGCGATGAGACCGGCGTCTTGGGCCTTTGCCGATCGGTGGTCATTGCGCTGATCGCCAATCAAGGCACGTTCTTGATCAGTCCCAAGGCGACGAAGTTCTAAGAGGCGCTCTACATGGACTTGAACATCATCACCATTGCAGCCGCCGCTGTTAGCGCAATTTTGGCCGCCGTGTCCTTGTATCGGAGCAACGACGTAAAGACGAAGGCTGATGAAGTCGGATTATTGCGCGGTGAAGTCGAGCGCCTGCACAAGGAACTTGAATCGCAGGAGGTAGAGCTGGCTGAGTTGCGGCATGAGAACAGCTTGCTCTACCACGTCTTGCGCAACAAGGGTATCGACGTTGAAACAGAGATGGCGCGGATTAAGGGCGGTGTGAAGTGAACAAACACCGATCACACAACCGATTGGCATGGATTGCCATTGTGCTGGCGTGGGCCGCGTATTTCAGCGGCGTTTTTGCGCTGGCAATGAGGGTGAAGTGATCCCCGTTCCCTACGTCTCCCAGATCGACAACGCGCCGCGCCACAACGAGTGCGGCTTGGCCTGCGTGCTGATGCTGGCCCGCTGGTTGGGCAAGGGCGTGGCCAACACGGTCACCGAGCTATCGAAGAAATACGACCCGACCGACGACGGCACCACGCCTGCCAATTTAGTGCAGGCGCTGAAAGACTTCGGGCTTACCGGCATCCCGAAGGCCGCGCAATATCCCTACATTGAACTCGTTTACTACGCGAAATTGCCGTTCAAGTTAGACCCAAACGGCACATTCCTGCACTGGATCGTGCGGCTCAGTGACACCGAATACCACGACCCTTATTGGCGGGGCAGTGCTGGGGCGAATCTCAAAACAACGAAAGCGATGCTCGACGCGGCGGAGGTGACTGCCAACAGCCGCGTCGGTATCGTCGAGCGACCGAGTGAACCAACTATGACCAAAGCAACCGTAATAACCGAAGTGCGTGTCCGCATTGGGCCAGAGGTCAGCGACGCGACGTGGACGCCGCTGGCGCTGAAGGAAGGGCAAGTGCTTGATGGCGTGGTCCAAGGCGACTTCTTCAAATACGCCGACTCGCGCTTTGTTGTCTACAACAAGGCCGGGCAGCGTGTGGATGCGCTCTACAGCGCCATCAAACACAACGGCATCCAGTATTTAGCGGTGGCCAGTGACCCGCCAACCACGCCACCGCCGCCCAGCGCTTTTAAGCTGGGTGTCAGCGTGCTCCACGCCCATCACCTGCTCGAACCGGCATATCAAGCCGGCATTCGCTGCTTCCTCATCATGGACGGCATATTGGCGGCCAAGCAGTTCAAGGCCGCGCATCCCGATGCCATAGTCATGTATCGCCGCTTCCTCGACCACGGCGCGGGCATCCCCAATCCATCGGCATTCAGCGCAGAGGCGGCGCTGGGCAACGGCATTGTCTTCGTCTCGCCGCTCAACGAATGCGACAACTGGTGCTACGGCTCACCCGGCGAGATCCAAGCGCGGGCGATGTTCGACACCCAATTGGCGGCGATGTGCAAAGCCAATGGCACGATCTACGCAGGCGGCGGCTTTTCGATGGGGACGCCGGACTTCACCCGCCAAGATATTTGTGATGCGATGCGCAAGTTCTACGCGCCCCACTACAACAGCGGCTTGATGGCGCTCAACATGCACCTCTATAGTCCCAACGCGAATCACATTAATTCACCGCTTGAATGGATTTGGTATGAGCGCCGCTGGCAATTCTTGTTTGATAAGTGCGGCTTCGATCCATCGCCCAACCTGCTTGGCATCTACTGCGATGAAACCGGCGTGGACGAAGGCGGGGTTGGCGGCTTCCCGGCCCATGGGATGGGCTGCGAGGCCATTCGACAGTGGGGCGCGGCATTCGTTGCAGCGCAGCGCCAAGGGCTTGGATCGTTCCCTTCACCAGTGCGAGGCGCGGCGATCTTCCAAGCCGGTGATACAGGCCGGTGGGGTGGCTACAACGTGCAGGGGTGCTTCGATGCGATTGCTAAGGCCAACGCTTAAGCGCCTGCCGTCGCTCATTGCATTTGTGCTTTGTGTTTCGGCGTTCTTCGTCACCATGGCGACGGTCAAAGCCAGCGACGAAGCCGCAGAGGCTGAGTGCAAGGCGATGGTACGTGAGGCAATGCGCAGCGCGGTCAATCATTGGCACCGGGGTGCCGGGGTTCGGCGTCTGCTCATCAAAGGGCGTGGGCGGGATCGGCGTCCCCGGTGTCAATGTTCGATCAATGTCGAACGGGGTTGGCGGAATGGGTGTGTCCGGCGTGCCCGGCACAATGGTTCGATTCATATCTGGCGGGGTTGGCGGCGATGTGGGGGTTGTGGTAATCAAGAATAGCAAAGGAATCAGCGCAAATATATTCATAGGAGAGTAAGTATGACAGAGAAAGACAACAACAAAGGCTCAGAACAAGCCCTGACCGACGTGGGCATTGCGCCCGAGACCGCCGAAGAAGTTTTGGCAGAGCAAAAGCCAATCGACGAAGCGCCTCCACCAGCGCCGCAACAATTGTTTACGCACTACGGATTCAAAAACATGCCCGGCGTGAATTTGGTGGTGCCGGACGGAACGCCGCCCGCTGAATTGATTCGCATTGCGGCATCGGTGGTCGAAGAGATTAGCCTGATGGTGCTGCGCAAGACAGCGGCGGCATTGCTGGGGGGATAGATGGAACGTGATAGCAAAGGACTCTTCGCTCCCGGCAATCAAACCGCCAAAGGCATCGGTAGGCCGCCGAAAGCCCGCGAACTCGCCCGACTCGCCATCCTCACCGAAATCGTCAACGAGGAAAAGTGGCGGGCGGTCGTCGAAGTCGCGCTCAGTGATGCAATCGCCGGGGCAGACGGCCAGACGCGCGAAAAGGGTCGTCGATTCATTGCGGACTACCTCATCGGCAAGCCCATCGAGCGCATCGCCCTTGTTCACGAAGACGCCCCCGGAGTCGATCTCAGCGAATTCAGCGACGACGAACTCCGCGCCCTCGCCGCAGGCAGCACAAGCGGAGCTGGCGCGACGGAGCGCGGCGCGGGTTGATGAGTTGGCTCGGCAAGCCAAGGCCGCGCTGGCCCGCCGCCACTTGATCGATTTCACGACGTTCACGAAGCCGGACTATGAGGTGGGGTGGCATCATCACCTTGCTTGCCGCTATCTCGACGCGTTTGCGCGGGGCAAGATCAGAAGGCTAATGATCTTCATGCCACCTCGCCACGGCAAGAGCGAGTTGGTGAGTCGTCGTTTGCCAGCGTATCTGCTGGGGCGCAATCCCAATGCACAAATCATTGCCGCGAGCTATAGCGACGACCTTGCCAGCCGAATGAACCGCGACGTTCAGCGCATCATTGACGATGCGGCCTATCGCACCGCCTTTCCCGACACCACGCTCTACGGGCGCAACGTTCGCACAGTGGCCGATGGGTCATACCTGCGTAACTCGACTTTGTTCGAAGTGGTTGACCACAAAGGCAGCTATCGCAGCGCGGGCATTGGCGGTGGTATCACCGGCATGGGGTTTCATTACGGCATCATCGACGACCCAATCAAAAACGATGAAGAGGCAGCCAATAAAACCATCCGCGACAAGCATTGGGAATGGTATACGGGCACGTTCTACACTCGCCGCGAACGAAACGCCTCAATCCTGATTACGTTGACCCGCTGGCATGACGACGACCTCGCTGGGCGGCTGCTGAAGCTGGCCAAGGAAGACCCGACTGCCGATCAATGGGCGGTGCTCAATTTGCCCGCCATCGCCGAAGCACCACAGATGAAGCATGACCAACGCGCTATTGGCGAGGCATTGTGGCCCACCAAGTATGGTGATCGCGATCTCGCTAGAACGAAGGTACTGTTGGGTAATCGTAAGTTTGCAGCGCTTTATCAACAGCGGCCAAGGCCGGACGATGGCAATATTCTCGATTCGTCGAAGCTCATCAGAATTGACTTTGCCCAAGTGCCGAGAATGGCACTCAAGGTCCGCCGCTGGGACTTGGCCTTCAGCGATAAGCAGGGGGCCGACTTTGTGTCCGGTGCGCTCGTCGGCATCGACGAAGCCGGACGCATCTACATCCTGCACATAAAGCGACTCAAAGGGAAGTGGCCGCAGACAAAGCCGGTCATCATTCAAACTGCGCTCGACGATGGGCCGGATGTGGGCGTAGCAATCGAAGCCAACGGCACACAGCTTGGCTATTATGACGACATCCGCCAAGATCGCCGGATGGCGGGGCGGCTCGTGGTGCCGGATAAGCCCGAGGGCAGCAAAGAGATGCGGGCCAGCATCTGGGGCAGCCGATTGGAGGACGGTATTATCTACGTTGTGCGCGGCGAATGGAATCAGGCGCTATGGGATGAGATGGACGCCTTCCCCAACGGCGAACACGACGACCAAGTTGATGCGATCAGTGGGGCAGTGGGGCTGATGGCTTGGCAAGGGCCGACCGATCAGATGGTGGTCTACGATGAGCCGGTCAGTATCTCAGCGTTCTAAAATGAAAAAGCTATATTAACTTAATAATCCTTGTGTTAATATAGCTTTAGGCGTAAAATCCCGACCAATCGAACCCGTTTAGTAGCTTAAGCGCACGGGCATCCTAACCAGATGCTTGTGCGCTTTTTGTTTTCCAATGTCCGATACCGAACTCACTGAGCAGATCACCCAACTCGCAAACACCAACGAATTGTTGGTTGAGCGATTGGCTGCGCTTGAGCTGGCATTGGAGGACCGCGACTGGATTCGATTCATCGGCCAAGGCGAGCGCGAGTTCACCCGAGAGGGGTTGAAGGCCATCACGCAGATTGCGCGGCTGATGTATCTCAAAAACCCATTGATCTTGCGCGGCGTGTCGGTCAAGCGCTTCTACGTGTGGGGCCAAGGGGTCAACATCCATGCGCCTGACCCCGACATCAACGCAGTGCTGCAGGCTTTCATTGACGACGGCAAGAACAAGACCGAACTGACCAGCCACCAAGCACGGATGCTCAAAGAGGTTGATCTAGTGGTCGAAGGCAACATTTTCTTTGTGTTCTTCACCAATCCATCGACTGGCGTTGTGCGGCTGCGCTCGATCCCGTTCGACGAAATCACCGAGATCATCACCAACCCCGAAGACAGCAAAGAGCCATGGTTTTATAAGCGATCTTGGCAATCGACGAGCATTGATGCCAGCGGCACAGCCAAGGCCGAGATGCGCTGCGACTATTACCCCGATTGGCGCTACGCCCCCAAGGATGGGCGGCAAACCATCGGCAAAGACACCGTGCATTGGGATTCGCCGATTTATCACGTCAAAGTTGGCGGCTTTTCGGACTGGCGCTTTGGCCTCTCTGAAATCTACGCGGCCATTGATTGGGCCAAGGCCTATAAGTCGTTCTTGGAGAACTGGGCCACTATCGTGCAGGCCTATGCCCGCTTCGCTTTCCAGCTCACCACGCCGGGCGGCAAGAGCGGCATCGCAGCCGCCAAGGGCAAGCTGCAAACGACGCTCGGCACCGGCAACAGCAGCGAGACGAACCCGCCGCCCATCGCTGGATCGACGTTCATCAGCGGCGGCGATGCCAAGATCGAGCCGATTCGCACCAGTGGCGCAACAACGAGCGCCGACGATGGCCGCCGCATGGCGCTGATGGCAATGGCTGTCATGGGATTGCCCGAGACCTTCTTTGGCGATGCCTCGGTCGGTTCACTGGCCACCGCCAAGAGCCTCGACCGGCCCACTGAGTTGATGATGCAAGACCGGCAGACGCTTTGGGCCGATGTGCACCGCAACATCTTCGAATATGTGCTCGCTCAGGCAGTCAATCGGCCATCAGGGGCACTGCGTGGCAAGGGCCAAGTCGTCAAGGTCGATGACGCCGACGCAATTGTGTGGAATGCCGATATTGACAAAACGATTGATATCGACTTCCCGCCAATCATCAGCGAAGACATGGCCGGACGAGTCGGCGCGATTGTGGACGCGGCCACGCTCAAGGGCCAGCAACGTGCGGCAACGATTACCGATAAGGCGCTGTCGAAGATGTTGCTCAACGCATTGGGCGAGCATGAGATCGACGAAGAGATCATGAAGCTCTTCGGCGATGGCGAAGATTTACTTAAGCCCCCGCCCGCGCGCGGCCCTGCCCTGCCCCAGCAAGCGCCACCGGTGCCAACCGCTGAGGCTATGGTGATCGAAGCCGTGCGCGAGTTGCGCGAAGCCATCGCCCAAGCGATGAAGGAGGCCGTGTGACAACAGCGGCGTTATGGGCCTTGGGTGGCCCAATCGAAACCTTTATCGAGACGTTGACCATCGCCCGCAAGGAGCGCATTCGTCGCCCCATCGAGGCCAAGCTCGAAAAGGCGATGGCGAAGGCGTTCGCAACACAGGGCGCAAAACTACTCGGCAAGCTGAGTGAAGCGCATGTTCAAGAGGCTTACGGGCTGTGCGAGGCGGGATTTGATTGGGAGAAAGCCTTCGACGCCACCGCAAACCAGACATTGGCGGACTTTGTTGACCCAATTGTCAACGCTGTCGAGGCATCGATTCAGGCGGCAACCGATGCCACAGTCGCTGATCTGAAACTCGATACATCGTTCGACCTGAAGAACCCGCGAGCCGTGAAATACATCGAAAGTCGCGGCGCTGAGAACGTCAAGGGCATCAACGCAACCACCAAGGACAGTCTGAAATCACTGATCGCCAAAGCTGTCGAAGACAGCAAAAGCTACACCGAAATTACAACGTTGATTCGCAAGGCCTTCGCCGATTTCTCGCTGTATCGAGCGCGGCTGATTGCCGTGACTGAGGTCGGCAATGGATACGAGGCGGGCAATCGCATGCTGATCGACGCTCTGATTGGTGGTGGGTTGGCAATGGAGAAAAGCTGGTTAACGGTGGGCGATGCCAATGTTGACCCGGAGTGTGCAGACAACGAGGCGCAAGGGTGGATTCCCGTAGATCAGGTGTTTGGCAGTGGGCACGATCAGCCACTCGCCCACCCGAATTGCCGTTGCACGTGTTTGTATCGTCAAAAAGGAAGTGAGAACTAATGAGCAAATCTATCAGTGAAGCCGCAACGGTCAAGGCTCGCGCGCGTGGCCTGTTGCGCGACGCGCACAAGATGATGCAAGACAAAAAGCTACCGAAGAACATTGCCGACGCGCTGACCAATGTCCGTGCTGCGCTCACCTCGACATGGAGCGACCTCGCCGCGCAAGAGTCGGCCCAGCGGTCCATCAAGGAATCAGCGGGCGTGGCGCAATGGCTCGAAAGCCGCATCCACTCTAGCTTTACATGGATTGCCGACGACCTCTACGGCGAAGGGCTATTGACCCGCGACGAGCGAGTCCAGCTCAGTAACGCCATCGGCGATGCGCTCGATGCGTTTACTACCAATGTGGTGGCCAATGCCCCGCAGCTCTATGACCGGGGCAGATGGGAAGAGCCGCCTGAGCCGCCCGAAGCACCAGAGAACGTCGGCATGCAAGCCAGCGAATCCGGCGAGCTGACGAGCGAAGCGGTGCCACTCACTGAAGCGGCAACGGGCGGCAACATCCCGATCAAGATCATCCAAGCCGGTTGGGGCAGCAGCGGTTATTACAGCAAGGAAGTCTTGCAGCGCGATGGGCCGAAGGCGTTTAAGGCCGGCATGCACATGTACGTCGATCACCCCACCCCACAGGAAGAGGCGGCGCGACCCGAGCGCAGCCTGAAGGACTTGGCGGCAGTGCTGGCATCGGATGCCCAGTGGATGGAGAACGGCAAAGCGGGGCCGGGGCTGTATGCCACCGCCAAGATCTTCGGTGATCACCAAGAGGCCATTACAGAGCGCGGCAAGAGTATTGGCGTGTCGATTCGCGCACTTGGGCAGGCGCGCGCGGGCGAGGCCGAAGGGCGCAAGGGGCCAATCATCGAGGCCATTACGCAAGGCCGGAGCGTCGATTTTGTGACGTTGCCCGGCGCGGGTGGTGCGGTTTTGACTGAATCGCGGACGGTTATTCAGCCGCCCGTTCAGGAAGTTACGGAGGCAAAAAACACTATGACTGAGCAAGAGCAGAAGGAGCTGAGCGAAGCCAAGGCCGAGACGGCCCGCTTGCGCGAGGCATTGCTGTTGCGCGAGGCGGCTGATTTCGTCAATACGTCGCTCGCAACGGCCAAACTCCCCGACCTCACCAAGGCGCGGTTGGCGGAGTCGTTGAGCAAGTCCCCGGTCCACACGGACGGCGTGCTCGACAAAGACGGATTCAAGAAGGTCATCGATGAGGCGGTAAAGGCGGAGGCCGACTATCTCGCCAAGTTGGGCAATGGTCGCATCGCTGGGCTGGGTGGCAGCAACGAAGGTCCGGCATTCAACGAGGCGGGATTGGTGGAATCGTTCAAGGCGCTGGGCTTGTCTGAGTCCGCCGCGAAGTTGGCGGCACAGGGCCGCTAGGAGCAACAGCAATGGCAACAAACGAAATCTTTAACACTGGCAATCAGATTGATGTCACCCTTGCCAGCGTCAGCAGCGGCGATCCCGTTGTGGCGGGCCAAATTCCCGGCGTGGCGCTGAATGCCACCGACGCCAACGGCAAGGTGACGATGAAGATGGACGGCGTTTTTGATTTGAGCGTCAAGGGCATCGACGGCGGCGGAAACAGTGCGGTCGCCGTGGGCGACATCATCTACTACACCAGCGGCGACACCCCCAAGCTCAACAAGAAAACCACTGGCGTTCGTTTTGGCTATGCGTTGGAGACTGTCTCCAGCGCGGGCACCGACACCATTAAGGTGAAGATCGGCTATTAGGCCGGAAGGAAACACAACATGGAATTCCAAGAGGTAATTGAATCCATCAAGGCCGAGGAAGCCAGCGTTCAAAAGCTGTTTGGCGGCGATGGTGATCGTTATCGCAATGTCAAGCGCTCGCCCCAATA